CCACAGATTTTCTTAACTGCTAATCCGGGTGGTGTTGGTCACAATTGGCTCAAGAGACGCTTCCAGATAGGCCGTAAGGACACAAATAAGGCCTTTAAAGACCCAGTTAGTGGTCGCTACAGGATATACGTGCCAGCTACCATAAAGTCGAATCCAACGCTTATGAAAGCCGACCCGGAATATATAAAATATTTAGAATCCCTGCCTGAACCTTTGAGATCCGCCTGGCTTTTAGGTGATTGGGATATTTTTGCTGGACAATATTTTGCTGAGTGGAATCCAGCCTATCATATTATGGATGAAAAGGCAGCTAGGAAATTAGGTTATGGACAGGAACACAACTATAAATATATCGGGATTGACTGGGGATTCGCATCTCCGTATGCAGCCATTTTTATGGAAGTAACCGATAAAGGACGGGTGTTTATTTTTGACGAATTATATGGAAAGGAAACACATCCAATGGAGGTGGGGGAAAAGATTGCTCAAAAGTGCCAGGGACACAATATAGAGATGTCACTAGGTGATCCATCGATGTGGACAAGAAATCCAATGTCCTGGAGACAGGAACACGCTTCTATGTACACTGATGCTTCTATTGCTCACGCTATGATAGGTCAGGCTGATCAACCCTTTGTACCGAATTTAGTACCAGCTAACAACGATCGTGTTAACGGCTGGAGAAATATGTCACAGCTTATGAAAGCAGAGGAAGGCAAGGCTCCTAATTTTATTGTTATTAAAGGTGCTGCCCCGAATTTAGTGAGAACCATACCAGAGATGATATGTGATGAAAAACGGCCCGAAGATTTAAATACGATGCTTGAAGATCACGCAGTAGATGCCTGTCGTTATGGGCTTCAACACGTGTCCGTTCCGACAGCTCCTAAGAAGGGTAAATCAAAAGATCAGCTCAAGTACGACTCGCTTTTGGAAAGCCCAACACCAGGAACCTTTAACTATGAATGGTCAGATTAGAAATGAATAATTACAGCTTAAACTTTTTTGGTAGTATGAATGGTGATTTTAACGTCTCACCACAAAGCTATCACGCTGCCTGGAGAAAACAATCCGGTGCACGTAAGGCATTTATGGGTCCTTGGGACTATGCTGGAAAATCAGCAGCCCCTATTAAAAGTAAATTTGTATCTCCCCAAGAGCAGCCTAAGAAAGCTTCAGTCCAGCGTGGAGGTTTTGTATCTCCCGTGAATGATATTTTTATTGGTAAAACTAGAACATACAGCTTTGGGGTTAACAGAACCCAAGCGTTGAGTGAGGAATAGATGCCCGAACACTATAAACAATATGCTTTCGGTACTAAAAAATATAAAAAGGCATATGCACAGCATCTGATGCAGAAATTAAAGAAAAAACGGGTAGCAGGGTATGGAGATCAAGCTATGGGAGGAGCTCCTAGTGGCTAAAGATTATCCAGATGTAAATATGGAAGAGTACGATACAGACGAACAGTCTCGGATTAATTTTTTAAACAAGATGTTTGAGTCTGCAAAGGATGCCAGGAAGCATCTTATGTCCAGATGGCGTAGAAATGAGGAATTATATGAGGGTAAATTTCTAAAACCCTTTAACCTCCCTAAATATAAAACACGTGTAGAGCCCAATGTAGTACATAGTGTTATAGAGACTATGTATGCTATTTTAACTGATCGTCCTCCGAAGGTAGATATTATGCCCAAAACCGAGGACCAGGTGTTACAAGCCTACAACGCCCAGGAGGTAATAGACTGGGTGCTTCAGGAAAAGAAAGCCCAGAGAGCAATCTCAGCTATGAAACGGGATGGTCTTATATATGGGAATGGATTTTTAAAGATAGCTATGATAGACGGAGAGATTGAATTTATAGTTCCAGATCCGTTCACAGTGTATTTAGATCCACTCTGTACATCTATTGATAACGCTCAGTGTGTTATCTTCGCCACTCCAACCTATGTGGATGATATCAAGGAAAAATATGGTAAGACAGTAGGTGCGGAGGGTGCTTTAGATGAGCATCGTAGTTTTGTAAAGGCTCCCGATAAATATGCTACCGATAAATTTAACTGGGATGATGTAGAGTCCCAGGGTCCCCAGGAAAATGCTAATAAGTCAGACTATCGTGGAGGGCAAGCATTGTTACTAGAGGGGTGGTATTATGAAGATGGTGAGCTGATGCTCGCAACTTGGTCTGGTGCAACTTTACTGCAATATGAACGGGCCCCCTATGATTTCATTCCTCTTGTAACCTTTCAAAATTACCCATCAGCCCATACAGTTTGGGGGAAGGGAGAGCCACAAATCGTGGAGAGTCTAGCTGTGGGAGCTTCTATTGTTCTGTCACAGGCTATTGACAATTTAATCCTACACGGAAACCCGGCTATAGTTATGAGTAAATCCCTGGCTAAGATTCCAGGCAACCGTGTATCCGATAAACCAGGAAAAGTTTATTATATAAATGGTCCCCACGAAAGGATTGAACGACTCCCTGCAGGAAATATTTCATCATCAGCCCTTCCCATGGCAGAAACCCTATTAAGCTTAACAAATGAAACATCTGGTGTACACGATGTCACTAAGGGAATGACACCAGGATCAGTAACAGCTTCCAGGGCAATTCAGCAGCTAAATGAAGCATCCCAGACAGTTATTCGTGCAAAGGAAAGGGAGATCGGAACTGATGCGATTATTGACATCTATAAAATGACTTTAAATATTATTGCAAAAAACTATCCTAAGACTATCTCAATCAGGAAATTCGCAGAGGATGGCAGTGGTTATGAATTTAACCAGATCAATCCTTATGATTTAGATCCCGATTTAGATTTTAAATATGTACCAGGCAGCTCCTTACCTGAATCCAGGGCTGGACGTAGGGATGAAGCTATTGATCTGTTACAATTAGGTCTATTAGATGCTGAGTCGTTTTGGCGTTGGACACAAGGGGATATCACAAAGGATATTTTAAATCAAATTGCCCAGGCAAAAGCAGAACGTCAGAAGCAGTTAGAAGCAGAGGTAGATACTATTTCAAACTCTACAGATGAGGACGAAGTTATGGACAGCCTGCTCAGATTCCGTGAGCTTAGTGGTGCAGCCCAGAATGATGTGCCAATTGAAGAGAAATCCAATGATCAAGCCTAAAGGAATAATCAATCTCTCTGACTGGTGTAAGAAGAATAATTATCCTGGGGTTACTAAGGAATGTATGCTTTCTGCATTCAATTCTGATAATCCAGTGATAGTGAAATTAGCAAAACGTGAAAAACTCAAAGGCCTAGTTAAGGTGGCCTAAAAAAGGAATGATAAAAAATGGCAAAACATAAATATAAAGCTGGACAATCTGGAAAACAGACATACCTAAACAGTATAGCTCAAGCTGGCTCAAGACCAATGGGTGAATATGCAAAATATGGGGACTATGATCCATCCGAGGTACACGAGGGAAGTGCAAGATATGGAAGAAGCATTTACACAGACTCACCCAACACAGTGAAGTCTCAATTTTCGGTGGCTGTAAGGCGTGGACATGGGAAGACTGTATTCAGGTTCCAGAAAAAGCTTTACCGGATTACAAATGTTAAAGGGACAGCGTACGAGGAAGTACAAGTTTAATTAATAAAATCAGACCAATCTCTAAAGGCTACGCCTTATAAAGATGTCTGGAAAGGAAAACAATGGCACAGGAAGATTACGATAATATTGAACTAACACAGGAAGAAATGGACGGTTTGAATGATATTATAATTAGCCCGGCAACGGGTATAGATGAGAGCACAGACTCTCAAGCAACCGATAAGGTTGAAAACGCTGTACAATCAGCAGAGAAAGAAACAACAACAGAGGAAGCTCCAATTGATGGAGAAACAGAATCTGAAGTTGATCCAGCGGAAGCTGGTAAGGATGGTTTTGAAATAGATGGTGAACGCTATGACCGTGAAGCAATTCTGGCCTGGCGTGAGGACTCTGACAACAAAGAAAGTTGGCAGAAATCCAATACCGAGAAAGCTCAAAATCTATCCAAGTGGAGCAAGCTTAGTGAGAAGATCAACGGAGACGATAGCTTCCGTGAACATATCAAGGATTTTTTCTTTGATGATCCAGATGCGGTTAAATCTTTAGGCCTGGATGGGGATATTGATATCCCTGCCCTGGTTGAAGATGATGCGGAGATTTCACCTGAACTAAACCAGCGACTGCAAGTCCTGGAAAAGATTGAAGGTGAGAGGATTATGGAGCATCGTGTTGATCAGCTCGATACTCAGCTAACAACTCTAGAAGAGAAATTTCCTGAATACCTGGAAGGTGATAAGGTAGGGGACTTCTTGGATTTCGCGGATAAGAATGCGGATAGGTTTGTAGATAACGGCCTTCCTAGTCTTGAACGTGCATTTAGAGAATGGAGTTACGCTGAGATGCAAACTGAACTAGCCCACTATAAAAAGCTTGGGAAAAATAGCTCTCGCAATGAAGGGAAAATCATAGGCACAGCCCAGGTTGGGGCCAAGGAAGTGAAAACGGCCAAAACCTTGAACTGGGATGATGTTAATATGAACAACCCCGATATAGCGAAGTATTTTGAAAATGAATAGTCGATTTATCGACATATAACAACTAACTTCCGATATTGATCGGGAAAGGAGCTTATTATGGCTCTTAGTAATACAGTTAGTGCTCTTTCACGGGAAAAATTTCTGCCAATTTTGGTAGATAATATTTTCAATTCCAATGCTCTCTGCTTAAAGCTATTGAAAAACGCTGAGAAGCTAGATGGTGGAACGAAAATTAACGTACCAGTGGAATATGCACAAAATACAAACTCTGGGTGGATAGTACCCGGAACAGGCCAGCTGTCAGGATCGGCAGACTTAGGCCAAGACATTGTTGATATAGCTCAAAAATCCGTATGGGATTGGGCAACAGCCTACAACGCTGTTGTGATCTCACAGGATGAGATCCATATCAATAGTGGTTCAAATCAAGTGCTTTCAATTTTGAAGGCAAAAATGAAGAACGCTGAGAAAACAATCAAGGATCTCTTTGGTTCAGGTTTGTTTGCATCTGCTGCTGTAACCGATGGACTGACCACCTTAAATGGTGCTGGTGCTTTGGCAAGCGGTGATTACATCGGTGAAGATGCTGGTGGTGGTATTATCGAAGACCTGGGGTCTGACACATCAGTGTGGCACTCTCCTGGTAACGTAGACAACGCTGTTGTTGGTTACAATCGGTCCCTCGGTGGTATCAACTCCGATTCACTTACCTGGTGGGACAGTCAAATTGGTTCATTTCCAATATCTGGCGGAACAAGAACTCCAGCCCAGATGGTAGATGCAACTGATGCGATGAGTTTCAGCGAGTTTACTTCAACAACCAATGGTGTAGCAGATGGTGTGAAGGCTATGACTAGAGCATATTCTGCCGCTACTATTGACAATGATCAACCGGATTTGATTGTTAGCACACAGCCGATTTTCGATGCTCAACATTGGGCGTTTGCATAAGTGATTATGCTTATTATTATTGCGGAATTAAGCGGGAACCCTAAACCAGGAATGGTAAGGCAACCCGAACCGAAGGCTACATTTAGTGTAGTCAGGGGCAGAGCATAGGTGATGAAAAGATATAATTCACCCACGAGTCCGCAACATCTCTTTGGAGATGAAAAGATATGCCGATACTCCATTGAAAAGTGGAGATGTAGGATAAAAAGCCTACTGAAACATTTGTATGAAAGTTCGCTGCAGGCCAACAAGCGTTTTTCCGGGGATGCAACTTTAGCTGACGCTGGTTTCCAGACGTTAAGGTTTAAAGGTGCCACAGTTGTTGTTGATAGCCATTGTCCCTCAGGCCAGATGTATTTTCTTAACTCAAAATACCTCTCCTTTAAAGTGCACGCAAAAAGATTCTTTTCTATGGAGGATTTTAAATCTCTTGAAGCTAAAGATTCTATCCAGGCCAGAATATTCTGGATGGGGCAATTAGTTTGTTCTGCTCCCAGGATGAATGCATTGATGGTAGATGGACCAGCTGGCTATTAAGTTAGCTAGTTAACTGTAAAATAATCCTGATAGAGTTAGTCTCTTGAGGGAATCAAAATCCTGACGGGGGGTGGTGGTTGAACTGGTGTTCTCCTTACCACCCTCCTGATGGAGTAAAAAAGGAAAAGATATGGCATATAGTTATAATTATAATACAGGTGATGGGTCAGCAGGAAACCCCGGCAACGTAAAGATTCAAAATGTAGTGATTGGATATTACAAACAGTCTGGTAAGGTGGTTGCTGAATTTGATACCCGTGGACTGGATTGGAATACAGGGGATTCAAATTACGTTACTGCCTACATACGGTATGGTGGTGCGACTAAAGCCACTCAGAATATCACAGTAACAGATATGTGGAAACGTCAGATTATTACGTGGGAAGCTGGTTTAGACCTGAATTTACAAGATTTAGGCAGTGTAGCAGTAACCCTTCGTGTGGATGATGAGGATAATTCTACTACAGATACGGCTCAGAATGTGAAGATTGATCTTGATCCTAACGAATACAGATTAACGCTTATATCTCCACCATCCTTCGGGGATGATATTACTCCCGATGTTGTTTGGAGCTTACAGGATTTATTTTCAGAGCAAAAGATGACTCCAACAGTATCAGTTGAGGGACAATCAGATACAACTTCTATGACGGTAACATTTGAGGAAGCGGTAAGTCCTAAAGTATTTGCAAGTGGCTATATCAATTTAAACGGAGTAAAATTTACAGATTCCAGTCTATTGCTTAGTAACGATGATGGAAATGCCGGGAAGGCTTACTGGAAGAAAGCAAGTAAATACACAATAACAGCCCCAACTATGTCAGCTGGGGATAATTCATTCACGCTTGCACTTAACTGCACAGCAGTGTAACTGCATAACAATATAAGGAAATAAGAAATGGCAAATTTAAATACAAAAACAATAAGTGCTGGTGTCGGTGATATACTAGCGGTAGCTGATGGTATCACTGGTACAGGGAAACAAATAAAAGATGGAAGTGGGATTGGTTCTCCTCTATATATAACGACTACAAGGGTTGGTATTGGGACTGCTACGCCAACACAAAATTTATCTTTTGGGTTTGCTACATCAACCATATCAATGGATACTGATAATAAACGTTTACTTCTAGCTGGTGGAAGTACAGCATCTGTAACCAATGGTGCTTATATAGATGTCAGAGGTTACGACTATGGTGGGACTGGTTCAGGAGGTGATATAGTTTTAAGTCCTGGCAATGCAACTGGTATGTATGTGGATATTGATAATACTCTGTATGTGAAAGACTCGAAAGTCGGTATTGGAACTGATAATCCAAATAGTGCTCTTGAAGTGATGGAGCCAGGAGGTGTTGCAAATAATACCACTATCTCAGCCGCTATGGATGCAGGAATAACTCTAAATTCTGGAAATACTGTAGATCACAGTGATTTTTATCCAGCACTTTCTTGGTTTTGTGGCGATGGCGAGGTTGACGCTGACAACAAGAGGGCAGCTGCTATTACGGTTCAGGCTACACAAAATGGTTCTGGTTCTAATCAATCTGGTGTTAATATGAGATTTTATGTTCACGGAACAAATGAAACAATTTCAGGAAATAATATTACTGCGAAAATGTGTATTCTTTCAAATGGCAGAGTCGGTATTGGGACTGATATTCCAACCTCAGTACTGAGACTCGAAAAGGATTTAGATGACCTCGGAACTACGAATCCTAAAAATGCAGGATCGCACCATCTATTAATAAAGGGTGGATCTGGTGAAACAGGAGATACTGCTTCTATAGCATTTGCAACCTCAGATGATGTCAATGTGGGTGCACTTATTATGGGGATTGATGCTGGTACTGGTTCTGAAACTGATTTAGAGTTTTGGACGGATGGTGCTATGCGTATGCACATTGATAACGATGGCAAGGTCGGTATTGGGGTTACTGTACCACAAGATAAGCTAGATATCAAACCTAGTGCAACTGGTACAGGACTTGCCTTTGCAATGTCTGATTCTATGGGACCAGCTAGTATTACCTGGTATGAAGGTAGTGGCGATATTGGTACTACTTATCAATGTTCTATTGATGGTATAATTGCAAATGGGGAGAATAATTTAAATAGACGAGGACAAATGGCATTTTATGTTAATAAATCTGGAACCGCTGAAAATAATAAGACTCTCGCTATGGTTATAGAGGGATCGAGTCTTGATGTATATCCTGGTACAGGTGGAACTCAAGATTTAGGGCAACCTGCCACAAGATGGGAAGGAGTATGGATTACTGATTCTGCTATTAGCGGGTCTGACCGTGAACTTAAACGTGATATAGAGGATTCCACACTTGGGCTTGATTTTGTGAAGATGTTAAAGCCTATCTCCTATAAATGGAAAGATAGGGATATAGAGGGTTGGGGTAAAAAGGAATATAAGAGAAGGCACTATGGGTTAATAGCCCAGGATGTGAAGGCAACACTGGATGATTTAGAAATAGATACAGTGGACTTTGCTGGGTATATAGATGGTAAGTCTAAGACATTTACATTGGAAGATGGTACTGTAGAAAAGAATGGTGATGATGGTCCACTTTCTCTTAGGTATACTGAATTTATTGCTCCTATGATTAAAGCAATCCAAGAATTATCAGCGAAGGTAACAGCTTTAGAAAACAATAACAATAACAAACAAGGAGACAGCAATGAAGGAAGCAGTGAAACAGACAGCGGAGGAGCCGATAGTAACGGAAGCGAAGGTTCAGGAGTATACCAAGAACCTTCAAGTTCAGTTGCAGGAAGCTCAGACGAGAGTGGTGATGTTGCAGGGAGCACTTCAGGGGATGGAGCAGATTCTTTCCCCAAAGGAGAACCCTCCTCAGAATGGACAAAAGCCCAGTTAAGGGCATACATGGATGCTAACGGTATTAACACTGCAAATGCAGGGGATACTAAAAGCGATTTAATAAATAAGATAGGAGTATAACAAATGTTAGGATCAGAAATGAACGCAAACCTTGGCTTACGGTTAGAAGACCCAGCTGAGAGTGTATTTACATCACAGGCAAAGGTTGACGCAGTTAACCTTTCACAAAAGACTGTAGTCAATATGGTTGACAATGGTTATTTCACCGAACTGGAGCGGATAGCAGCAAATGCTGTAGTAGATACTGATGGAGAGTGTGCATTTGGAAGTGCTGGTATCACCCCCATGCGTGGCGGTATTACTGGTATCTATGACAAAACAAACAGTCTCTGGTGTACGATGGTTGAAACTAAAGACCTAAAAAGGCTCGAAAACGCATACCTTGCTGGCTCAACCAGTAATCCGGTAGCCTATGTTTTCCAGGAAATAATCTATATCAAGCCAACGAGTACAACCTCAATTGATATATGGTATCTTAAAACCCCACAGGATTTTGATTATTCAGATTCATCGAATGGCACTGGTGGTATGGGTGCTGAGTGTGAGTTGAATCCTGCTCTGCACGAGTTGGTTTTGGATTTTTCTGAAGCACAGCTTTGGAGAATGGATTCTAAGCCTGACCGTGCAAATTCTGCTTACAATAACGCACTTAACTTAGTTAAAGTATTAAATGATCGTTATCAGGTAGAAAAACCCGAAGGTATTGGTACAAAAGGTAGATAAACGTGATTCAGCAAATCCCACTAGGTGGGGGGCTGGTCACACAAGTAGATCCCGAAGAGGTTGGAATTGCCGGGTGTACAGAGTTAATAAATGCGGAGTTTGATAAACCGGGCTTAATTTATAAGCGTAAAGGCAAGGGTGCTCTTGAGGCAATTTTTGCAAATGTCAAGGAGATGACCAAATGGATAGCTCCAAGTGGTACAGCATATTGGATTCTTTTTGACGGTGGCGATGGGAAAGTTTACATAACCGAAGATTATACCAGCTTCCCATTGGGGGGTTATATTTTCAATAGCTCTGAGAGCTATATCAATATCCTCAACTACGGTAGTATGCTTCGATTTGCAAATGGGCTTGGGTTTGAACCAAAACTCTACCAATATATAGATAGAGATTTCTTTTGGTGGGACGGTTCTACCCATGGTTACGAATTTACTCCAGCTTTCCACACTGACAAAGCTATTCCCCAATCTATTGATTTCACGCGTGTCAAGAGTGGGGAATGTGTTTCTGACTACACCACTTCTATGGCTCATTTAACTAAGAGCTACCAATATAAGCTCACCTTTGTGTACGATGGAAATCAGGAGACTGAATTACCCAAATTGAGTGCAGTAAATAGTAAAATGGTTTTGGATGCTGGTGAATTAGGTGATACCAGTGTATTCTTCTTTGAGGTAGAATTTCCTGAAGCAGATTGGAATCCTCGCTGTACTGGAATCAACGTCTATAGAAGGGAGGGTTCTGGAGCATATTACAAGGTTGCTTCAGCTAGTACACTTTCTAGGGATAAGGATCAAAATGTCCAAGTTGTAGATGGGAATGCATTTACAACTAAGGTGATGGTGGATTCATCCAATGGATTAACCTCTGATGTAGATGGTGAAGTATTATATGTAAACGGATTTGCCCACACCATAGCTACTCAACAAAATGGACAATTTGCATCTATGACAAATGCCCCAAATGGTGAACTGGACAATACTTGGGGGACAATAACAGGTGTCAACTCAACA